GCGCTGATTGTAGCCGACCCACTTCCAACCTTTACTACTGCCGTCGTGGACTTAAAAAGATTCCTCCCACCAATCTCAAGATTATCAATGTCATCCCGAGCCTGACGAGCAGTGGACTGCATCTCGCCTGTGGCAATATCGCGCGTTACAGCAGACCAGCCATAGGAGCCATCAACATACTGATACTCGTAGCAGTAGTAATAGTTCGGATATGCACTGTTGTATGAAGGCACTGCAAGGTTCCAAGCATTACCCGTAGCAGCATTATTCGTAGTCACATGCGCTGTAGGCTTGGCGGGAGCGGTAGTATCTGCCTTTGTGAACCAGAGCTGGACTGTGGACTTGACTGCATTCTTCTGAATAGTCGTCTGCGTCTGAGCGATGCTCTGAAGACTCTGGGTATGGCCGTCGACCGTATTGCTAACGGTGTTGAGCTTGTTGCTGATGGTGCTTACGGTTGACCCGTCCGCCTTGGTCTCAAGGGCGTTCTGTAGTTCGCCGATGGTGGTGTTGATGCCGGAGATGTCTTGCTCATTCTTGCTGACGCGGTTGGTCACGGCTGTTACGGTCGAGCTGTCGGCCTTGTTGGATAGCGTCGTAGTCATCTGCGTGATTGACTGCGAATGCGAATCCACAGTATCGCTTACTGAGTTGAAGGTAGTCGTGTCAACCTTATCAAGAATATCAGCCTCCGCGTCGGACATCCTCGTCTCAAGGCTTGTGGTCTTGGTCGTAAGAGTGCCAGTGTCTGTCTTAAGCTGCGAAATATCACTGTCGAAGGTGGTTATCTTGCCTTCAGCTGTGCTAATGCGCTGCAGAGCGTTGGTGATGTCAGTATCCTTGATTAGCTGCCACGAGTAGGTGCTACCGGACTTCGTGAATCGGTAGTTATAGCCGTTCTGCTGGGAATTAGAGTTAACTACGAAATATACGTCACCAACATGGGAGTCTTTTTGGGCGTTCGTTTTCCAATTAACCGCCGGGGTATTTTGCAGAGTTGGAACATCAGTTCCGGTCCAAGTCTCAATGGCTCCGTCAATCTGAGTCTGAAGGTTTTGAACAATGCCGTCAACCTCAGTCTCAGTGTAGACATCTTCTTCTAATTTTGACAAACTCAGAGAGCCATTGCCAATGCGCTCTCCATTGATGGTACCAGCCGTAATGTTATCTGCATTAAGGTTAGTTACCGTAATGTTGGATGCGTCAATTGTGCCTGCGGTGAGCTTATTCGCAGAAACACTGTTAATCATGGCGTTTGTAATGGCTCCATCTTTCACAACACCATTCTCAATCCATGCGTTATCAACATTTGCAAGGTTAACCTGGGCGTAATTTGTATCAAGGGCACCAATAGTAGCATGGTCTGCCTCAAGTTCAGCAGCTGTGAGATTTGCAACCTTGGCACTATTAGCTCGAATAGTGTCAATGTCCGCTGTAGCTGCTTGAAGGTTATCGACATCTGCCTCAGCGGCTGTTATACGACCTTTGACACTGACGTTATCAGTCTCAAGACTTCCAATACGAGCGGTTGCAGCATCAAGATTATCAATAGTTGCATACGTAGCACTAAGCGAGCCAATGGTAGCATGATCAGCAGAAATATCATTAGCCGAGATGCTTGCAGCACTTAAAGCAGCAATATAAGCAGAGGCAGCCCTTAACGTCGTAGTGGTCACATCACCAGCGACAAGCTCGTTAAGAGTTGCCTTGTTGGCTGAAATATCATTAGCAGAAACGCTAGCTGCTTCCAAAGCCGCTATATAAGCAGATGCTGCTCGGAGGGTTTCAGTAGTAACTGAACCAGAAACAAGACTACCGATTGTAGCTTTGTCAGCCGAAATATCACTGGCGGACACATTAGCTGCATTAAGAGCCGCTATATAAGCAGATGCTGCTCTGAGAGTTTCAGTGGTGACTGAACCTGCAATGAGTTCGTTAATCGTAGCCTGAACTGCGTTAATGTTGGCCGCATTAAGAGGAGCGACGGTACCATCGCCATTGTAGACGGTGATGCCATCATTGTTGATAACTAAATGCTTGCCGTTCTCTCGACCGATCTGAGCACTATCTCGTCCAAAATAGGACATGATGTTTGTTGTTTCGTTACCCAGACCATCGTAAAACGCAATACCACCACGAGAAATGGAAACAAGAGTATATAATGCGCGACGAAGAAGAACACCTAAAGAATTTAACAGAATGTTATAGTAATTCTTAGATGCAGAGAGATCCGAGAAATTGTTTGTAACAGCGGCATCCCAATCGTCATGAGAAAGTTCTACAACATGTACTCCACTAGAATCATTCCAGAAATGCTGATTCAGAGCGTTAGCTATTTCGTTATCAAAAGTCACCAATTCTTCTATAGGATCTAGAATTTCAATGTCAGTCCACTCAACTTCAACCACAGCATCATCGTCATAAACCGCATAAAATGTAGCTCCATTATTATATAACTCTTCTAACACATATGGATCGTAATTAGTCACATCTTTAGTTGTTAAATATTCAACTAAATATTGTTGCTCGTGATCTATAGATCCAATTGGTATAAGGCTTTCGTCATCATCATCTATATACTCTGGAGTTAATTCTGGAGGCTCGCCGATATTCATCTCGGTGGATATCTCACCATCGTACGTATATCCATCGCTAATATCTTCTTGACTGTCAGCTTCTACAAACTCTTGGGTTTCATCACCATCATAACTACCTATAGTTGAATTTTCGTTTTCTGGAATATACGGCATTATTCACCTCCTGTATCCTCATCATCAACAGAACCAGGCATTTCTTCTGGATCTTCGTATTCAGAATACGATATTAAATATTCTCCAACACTATCCAAAAAATCTTCTAATTCACTTTCATTAACTATGGCGTTGGTCTGAATCGTATATTGATATCGTACTATTTCAGGCATGTCAATCACCAATCTTAATAAAGAAACGGTTCATTCAAATAAGTCGTCATACATGCATTGTCGTATTGCTTTATATATTTTCCTCGGTTTCTATTCTTTGCAGACATAAGGCGAGGATCGTTATATGGATTATCGTTTCTTGACAATCCTGCATAAGTCCTAGTGTGATATATCCATACTAGTAGTCCATTGACAAAGCACAGTGTATACATCCTTCCATATGTCATTTTTTTAGTTTTAGAATGCTTATAGTATCCGCTAAAAGTAAGGTTCACTGTTTGACCATACTCAAGTGCTGCGTGATATTTTCCATGATAATAATCCGGTCTGGCTGTAGCTAAAGAAGATCCGAGAAGGACAATGGGCCCTCGACTGGCTATAGTAAGCCCAGCATATCCATTAGCACCTGCGCCTCGTATAACAGATGTCGATAGATCATATAATCGTTTTCCATTTTTATCGTATCGAATTCCTTTAAAATCTATAGTTGATCCGCCCATCACAATTCCGGTCATACTAGCATTTTTATACGACTTTGCTCCATATGGCTGATATAACTTTCCTCCGGAATAAGTACCATATACGCGAGCATTATCAGCTACCATGTTTTTGGTTCTGAAAGTACCATCTGTCAGGTTCCAATAGTTCATATTTTGTTTATCTTGAATATAATTAGCCGTTAATAATTTAGTAGATTGTGCAGTCGTATCGATATATTCAGCACCAATGTATAAATTACCATTTTTCATAAACAAACCGTTAGCAAGAGTTCCGTCGGCTCTTGTGCGTAATCTTTTTAGTATTTCTGCTTGCGTAAGCATAGCGTCCGTGTCCATTCGAGAACGCTCTATAATATCTATATTTGACGGTTGCCAATCCTCATATGCGTTACCCCTTGCTAAGAAAAAACCACATAGGTCAACTTGATGGGCCATGTTAAATTCATCAGAATTAGAGCAATATACTCCAAAAGTAACAGTAATGTTTTTAATAGGAGCGTTAGTACTATAATTCCCCAAATATAATGTTGAATCATATACGTTCTTCTCGGTTATAGCTTCATCTAGAGATTTCTTTTTAGCTTTATACGCTGCCAAAGCTTCTATAGTTTCTTTATCTCCAGCTCCCTTACTGGCTTTTTTACCATTATAAGTAGCTAGCGCTTGTTCCATTGCGCGTCTTCGAGCGGTAATTTTATTATTTATGGTTGTCACCGATGGTTGCTTATCATTTGACGTTTTAAAGACTATGCTTATTCTACTCCATCCAGTACTATCGACTTGCTGGACATACCTCCTGTAATATGTTACTCCATCTCTAGCTAAATATCCAACTTGTACACTTACTGGTCCTGATCCGCACGCATAGCATCCAGCAATATACGTCGTATTTGGCGATACTGGAACTCCATCTTGCTGAACTCCACCTCCCCAGCCTTTAGCTGACAATGGCTTGGAGTCGACTCTAAAGCAAGACGTTATTACTGGATTGGGGGATTGAAAAGCCATAGAGTCAAGAATGTTTATTATAGTCACTTTATTAGCGGAAAAGCTGCTAAACGTACCATAGCGCCATCCAGTATCATGCGATCCAGACTCTTTAAATTTAACCGTTCCAGTATTCTTCAAAATGTTGGAATTTCCATTAGATTTTTGATATGCCTCTTCTATCTTGTCAGCACTAGCAGATAAATCTGCTAATGTGGTTAATACTGGATCGGTATCACTAGGCGTATAAAACTGAGTATCCGCCGATAAACTAAACTCGCCAGTGCTAAGATTCCAATAATTTTTACCAATACCATCCTCAAGCAATCCAGTTTTTATAAAATCAGCTACTATGGTTCCATCCATAGTAATTCCGATTTTATAGAATCGTCCATCAGCATTTATATCAGCCGAAGCTCCTGTGATTGTATCATCAGAATATCCGAGACCGTTCATATCAAACTTCCAAAGTTTGTCTGCATTGGTCCAGTCTGGAGTATCCGAAATAATTAAAGCCTGCGAAATATCATTTTCTTGGACTATGTTTACATAACCAGTCGTCCTACTATTTAGTATCTCCGACATTTCGATTTTAGCAGAGTCAAGTATCCTACTTGCAGAAGGCATTTTGTTAATACGTTTTGTAATATCAGAAGCGTTCGACGCTGTCGTTTGAGACATGCTAGATCCGCCAAGTTTACCAAAAGTATACGTTGCCCGAGACGGATCATCTAATGGAATGCTCATTTCAGTAATCGGAAAAGTTTTATTCAATCCATGCGGCCTAGATACACATTTAACATTGTCTAATAATTCGAATCCAGGAACAGATCCCATTAAAGTATGTAAATCAACAGCTGATACAGAAAGACACATATCATCAAACTGCATAGCATTCACATAAGCATTAGCCAGTGACAAAAGCTGAAGTTCGTCTTTAACATCGGCAAAATCTACAACACGTTCTATATGACCATAAGTGTTGTACGCTTGTTCATTGACGACATAACTAACTCCACCATTAACATTTTCGATGCCTATGGTTTTAGATTCTTCTCTAGTCGAACCCTCTTCGGAAGCTTTTTTAGGAACGTTTATGCTAACTGCTGAATTTTTACCTAAAACATACAAGCTTATTATAACTTTTTTATCTATATTAGTTCTATTGAAAGTTAATGTTTTAGAAGAAAACGCAGAAACAAATTGACTACAAGCAAATATTCCGTTTTGTCTTTGCCGATTTTTTCTATCTGCTTCTGCTTGTATCTTTTGGGATTCAGTATAAAAGCCACTGCTATTATACCCCTGTAGTATTTTTTTCGTGGACGGTGTTTGAGCAGACTGTCTGCTTACTATTGTTTTTCCATCCACCAAGAGTCTAACATTTCTAGAGATAAACGACGTCGGGTCGCTATTTTTGACTAATGACGATAAAGTAATCGTTACTCGAGTGTCGTTTGATGATGTTGAATACGTAAGCGTTATACCGTTGGCAGATAATGTAGCCATAAAATCACCTTCTCATTTTGACAACTACGTTTCGGTAGATACCACGACCTTCATCTGCCCCTTCGGTATTACTACAGTGCACAGATTGGTAAGGTCCCAATTCTTAGTGAAGTCTAGTAAATTCTTACCAAAATCGACTGTTTGGGATGATGTGTTTGGATAGTTTGCATAATAGTTGATGATAGGTTTAAGTCCAGATGATGAATTGTATGTAATCATCAAATGACCTTCAAGTCGATCTAAAAAATTACTTTTTATGCAATCCCAAGTCTTCTCATACTCGGTTTCATACTCATAGTTAGTTTCAGTATCGACAACTGTTATAGCCCCAACTAAAAATTGTCGATTATCGCCAACCTTTTTATTATGCTCTTCAATAATACTTCTGAATAGAGCTTTATTATTAGTGCTTTTGTAAGATGCATTCGGCTGATACGTATCATTAAGATATGCTAAAGCACCCTCACAAGTATACGTGCGAGTCCCTTGAAAATTCTCAGCCTGTTGGATCGCTCTACCGGTCCAAATAACTCGGCCCTCTTTTTCTACAGCTATTGTACTGACGAAACGCTCTACATCGTCATAGCCAGCATGTCCTGGTAAAACATCAAAGGTTAGAGAACCGGCACTGTTTTCTTGCATCTTTAGTACTGGATTGATCAAATGAATATTTTTGTCAGGAGATAGCTGATCATGAATTAACAAATCATCCACGTATACCTTATACATCACAGCACCTGCTTTCTATAATTAATTGTAAACGACGTGGCGTTTCCCGTAGTCTTTGATCTAAGCGTGCAGGTATTATTGCCGGACATATTAGATATAGGAAGTCCGTACAAATAACTATCTCCCGATATACCAACCGTTTCCGTAAAATCAGAATATGTAATATCTAACTCTGGGTTGTTTATGCTAAACACTATTGAGCTAGCAGACATAGTTGAAATGTTGACAAAAGCCACAACGGGCATTGTTAACGGAAGCGGTTTTATAGTAGTGTTTTTGGTACCATTGGTACTTCCTGCAACAGAAACGGTTGTGAGCTCAGTGGAGTATTTAAACGGATCTAGATCATATTCGATTGTTACTTTAGACCAAGTTCCATCGTTTTGAGAACTCCACTGAACTTTAAACCGTCCTTCGTAGTACCAATCAGGATCGTCTTCAAGGCGCATGGTAGTTTTTTTACCATGAAGAGTATTAGCTATTCTTTGGTATAAAGATTCCCAGCTTTCATATCCGTTAAGGACATTGAATTCCAACGACCCAGTTCGGTTTTTATATAAAGGATAGTTAGTCAAGGCTTCCGATAAATCGATAACACCCTGACCGCCGGGAATCTCTACAATAGAAGATTTATGCTCTGGTTGAGCTATTACAGGACGTCCCTCTGGAACTAAATGCCAATCAGAGAACGAATTCATATTACCAAAGTAAACAGAATGGTACATTTAGTATACACCTCTTCCGGCTAAAGCGGCACGTTGACCTAAAGCAGTATCGATATCATTAGCAAGCGCGCCTACAATAGCGCCAGAGTCCAAAGTGACTCCAAATCCATCATCAAGATGACCCCTTATTACTGATGCATTATTACCAATTACTTGAAGCAGATCGTTAGTACGTCCATAAATATCTTCCAACCTAGAGGTCGTATATGTCATAGTTTCCTCTAAGTCTCGTAAAGTAGATGTCATCAAAGCTGACTGATTCATATCATCATCTAATCTAGATGCCAATTCTCCAGATAAGCCAATCTGTCCATGGAACCCGTTTGTAGCGTTAAGATCAGCATTTGTTATGGCAGACCGAAGAAGATCATTATACGATCCAACATCGCTGCTAAAACTAGAAATATCCATAACCGGGGTTATGCTTGGTGACGGAAGACTGTAATCAGCATTATTCAGAATCGATTGAACTCCGTTAATAGTTTGCAAACCAAGATTTTCAGTAGCCTCTGCAACAACTCCAGCAAACTTGGTAACTCCTACAGCCAAACCTTCCGGAATATAACGACCGACTTCATCACGCATAAGTCTAGAAGGAGATTCTATACCAAAGAAATCTTTAATGGCCGAGATGGCGCTACTTCCCATTCCATAAACGGCGTTTATGATCCAATCTACTCCATCATCGATACCGTCAGCAACACCTTGGGCTATGTACGAACCAACACTAGTAATTGTTCCCCATACAGAATTAATTGCAGATTGAATATGTCCAGGAAGAGACGCGCCCCAATCCAATATCTTTGGTCCGATTTCTTTAGCTTTTTCCATAATATCGCTAACTGCTTTTCCGACCATAGAAAGACCTTCTGTAGCCACCCAATTAGCGAATTTCGAAGCCAATTCTCCAAGCTTTTCAAATATCAGTCCTATGAACTCGCCTAATTTTGGCAAACCATCAGTCTGAACCCATGACCAGAAATTACTAGCAGCTGTAGTTAACATCGGAAGCCCTGTAGTTTGAAGCCATTCTAGGAATTTGCTGCCTAGATCGGCCAAATGAGTCATGATCCCAGATATAAAACTCCCAATCATAGGCAAGCCATCAGTTTGGACCCAGGTGATAAACTGCCCGCCCCATTCCTGAAGCAAAGGAAGCGCTGTAGTTTCAAACCAAGCTCTGGCTTGTTCTATAAACACTCCAAGATTCTCAAATATCATTGTGAAGAATCCACCAATAGCTGGTATGAAAGTCTCGGTGACCCAGGTAGTTATAGCAGTTACGATTTGACCAAGAAGATTTGGAAGCATTTCGATCATCATCATTAGGGAATTGCCAGCAGCTTGCAGAAGGAAGGGCAACTGAATCATAAGAAGTAAGAATTCTCGTATGCCATTCGACAAAAGCAGCAATCCAGCACCAGCTAAAACTGCACCAGGACCGAAAACAAGCAAGGCAGCACCAAGCGCTCCCAAACCAGCAGCTGCTATAGCAAAATTGGCCACATTGTTAGCAATAAGATTGACAAACATCGATAATATTGGTCCAGCCAGAGCGAGTTTAATAATACCATTGACCGCATGCTCTAAAGCGATTGCTATAAGAAGACACGCTGCACCTAACGCTATGAACGCCAACGATAATGTCGGAAGAACAACCGAGGCGCCCAATGCTATAGCCGGACTAGAAAGAACTCTTGCCAAAATACCAAAAACCGTTATTATGCCGCCAATAGCTATTGCTGCTACGACAAGTTTATCAGTGTCTACACTTGACAACTGATATAACGCATACGATATGATCCCGACTGCCGCTGAGAACACAATTAATGCCGCAGCAGTTTTAACCAAATCTCCAGCATCTAAGAATTTCGTCATGGCAGCAATAATACCAAACAAAACTGAAATCGCTATACCAGCTACTGCTATTGATGCCCAATCATTACCAGCAAGTAATCCAAGACCATAAGATAGCAAAGTTACCGCACCAGCAAACACTATTAATGCTAACGACGTCTTAAGAAGGTCTGCCGGGTTTACAATCTGAGCAATAGCAGCAAACTCAGCAATTATCAATCCAACTCCTAGCACGCTGGCCCATAAAGCATCTAAATTCAGCATGCCTAATACTGCTAATTTTGACAAAGCGTCTGCTAATATACTCACAGCAGCACTCATGATGATGAATGCTATGCTGTTCTTAAGCGCATCTTCTCCAGCTAAACGCAGTGCTCCAGCGAGAACACCAATAAACACAGCAACAGCTCCCAATGCCCAACCAATATTACTTAATTGACCGGGATCAAGATCCTTAGCAAAGTTTGAAATGGCTTCTAACGGACCTATTAGCAATCGTACAGCGAAAGATAGCACGACCAACGCAGCAGCTGCTTTGAGAGCACCTTCGCTTCCTCCGCCAGCCCATGTTAACAATTTAACCCAACCAGCAAAAGCTACTAAGAATATTCCAAGAGCAACTAAACCCTTAATGTTTGCTCCAAAATCAAATGATGTCAATCGTTCAACTGCTTTAAGAATGAGGAATATTCCTGCTGCTAGAACAACAATAGAAGAGGCCGACTTTAAAAGCTCGTCACCACCACTAGTATCAGCAACTTTTTTAATCGCAGTCGATATACCCTGAAGTACCAACAAAATGACACCCATAGCAACTAGAACGCCAAGAGCAGCCATTGGGTCCTTTATTGTAGAAATTAACCACAAGGATCCGGCAATAATGGCAAGAGATATAGCTAAATCTCGAATCTTTTCTCTAAGTGTCTCGGATTCTTCCTTATGAATCTTTCTAGCGAACGCCTTTGCTAATTTGCCCATACCAGAAGCTAATTCGCCAAGACTTTTCATAAGTTTGAGTCGCGCAATGATGGTGATAACTTGGGCCACTCTTTCAACTCGTTCTGGAGTTATGAAATCAATTATGCTGCCTAAGAAATCGCCAAACGCCTTTGGCAAATTTTTAACTTTCTTAATCAATTCGGCGGTTTTTTCGCTAAAGAAATTCTTCAAACGACCAAGAATTCCAACATCCTCTGGATCATCATCCGAACCAAGGAAGAATTTCTTTATTGCGTTGCGCAAACGAGTAAGAGAATCTTCAGCCGATGTAGATAGTTCATCCATCTTTGACGGAATATCTTTTGAACCCTTGGCAATCGATTCTTGAACTTCTGAAACTTTATCAGAAATCATTCCAAAGAACGTTCCGATAGGTCCTGGAATCTTAGACAAACCATCAGAAATCTTCTTGAAAATATCAAGAGCGCTATCTCTAAACTTTTCTAGCACATGGAGCGCAGTTCCTGGTAAATCGCCAAATGCATTTTTCACAGTGTCCACTGCAGTTCCAATTATCTTGCTCCACCCACTAGACTCGTCGGAAGTCCCGACAAAGAAACCGACTACCTTGTCATAAAGCGTTGCGAGCGTAGGACTAATAGCATTTAAAGCATCGTGAATTTTAGTACTTATAGTAGATCCAACAGCTCCCCAAGCTTCTTTAATCTCGTCAAGGCCTTTTCCGGTAAATAATGCTACTAAACTATCATAAATTAACGATCCAAGTAGTCTAACGGCACTGACGACTGTGGTGATTAGATTCTTAACGCCCGTGATTATTTTCGTAGCTATTTTTCGAACACCATTACCTATGACAACTAGCAAGTTGCCGATCAAACGACCGATAAATGTAGGAAGATCACTAGAATTATTTTTAGCATCCCAAACGGCATCCTTTAAAGTATTGAATACCTTCCAGACACCACCATTAATAAAATTAAACGTATTTACTAAAGCTTCTCCAGCACTAGGGAACTTGTTAAGGAAATACGTAATAATGCTTTGGAGTCTTGCTGTAACCTCATCCCGCATTTTATCTAAAGATAACATTAAACTCTTAGCAACTTCTTCAAAATCTAGATTAGCAATAGTATCAAACATATTATTTATGTTATCTACTATAGAATTAGCAAAATCCTTCACATTTTGAATGAACTGCTCGGGTGTCAAATTGTCGATAAACGAGCGAATCTTTTCAAACCATCCGACCATTCGTCCAACAAGAGTTTCAGTATCAGCCATCTCTCCGGCTATGCTATCTGCAGAACCTGTAACCATTCCCGGAAGAGTTGTAAAGAAGTCTACAACTTTATCTTTAAAATCTGTTATGACAGATATTATACCCTTAACCGGATCCCAAGCAGTAAAGAAATCCCACATACGTCCAACGAATCCGCCTATAGATCCTGCTAACGCCGATACTTGTTCAGCAAATGGACCTATACCAGCCTTCACAAGATTCGCCACAGCTCCAACAAAACCGGCGACAACCGATATTGCAGCTCCTAACAAACTTACAAACGATGTCAGTATAAACAGTACACCAGCTCCAACACCGCTAGCCAAATTCGTTAGAAAACCAAGAACTGCCGAAAGAGCTGGAACTAAAATCGATCCGAGCAAGCTTGATATCGACACTATGGCGTTGAAGACGGACCCGATAAACGATCCCAAAGATTTGAACAAATCAACCAATGGAGCAAATACTGCCTGTATCATTCCAAGAGCGTCGAAAGAACCCTTGGCTTTTTCTGCAGCATCTTTTATAGAAATTATAGAATTTATAAACGAACCAATAACATCAACAATACCCTTAAAGAAAGCCACAACAGGATTTTTAAGTAATCGTCCTATCCAAATATCTAAAGCGGTAACTCCCTCTTCTCCCTGTAGTGTTTTCTTTATAGCATCATCTACCGCTTGATTCCATCCGGTCAAATCTCCTATAAAATGCAGTATGTTGGCAATAGCATCACCAATAGATCTTATTATACCCGGAATATCAATAAACTCCCAAAGAATTTCTAAAACTGTTATGATCGCATCGCCAAGATTTTCTATGGTGTCAAACACTCCATCGAAGCCCAATGCAGTTGTTATTAAATCCCCAACAAAACTTATAGCTTCTATTATTGGATACAATGCATAAATAAGAGCTTCTCTAACTTCAAGAATCTTATCGTGAACCCATAGTAATATCTTACCAAATTGTCCTCCAAGAACCAATACCAAATCAACTATTGGATCAGTAACAATTCGTATAGCATCAACTAATCTAAAGAATACCGCTACAGCATCGGCAATCACATGAAGAACAATATCAACAACTGCAAACAAACCTTCAAACACATGGCGTAATCCGGTGGCCGCAGCGTCGGATATGACCAAAGACTCAGCAAAATCTTTGAATGCTAAGACAAGCTGGCTTAATGTCTGAAATATCTCAGCATCAGACATTCCAAACACATTATCAAACGCGTCTTTTATTGCACTGAGCGGTTTGGTGATTGCTTCTACTAAATAATCGAAAGCGCCCTTAATTCGGACAAAGTTCCCGTCTTCATCGAATACATCATTGCCTTCCGCATCACGTTTGTACGCACCCCAAAAGGTTTCACTTAATTTGTAAATAGCGCCTTTTTTTCCAAAAAGACCTTCTTCATCAGTATAGCTATTAAATATCTTGAACTGATTCACCAGACCGCCGAGAAGGCCCTCAACACCACTCGAAATTGTATTACTCAAGAATGTAAACGTATCGGTAGCCTGTTTAAAGTCACCTATGAAATTTCTCCAAATACCGGACCACTGCGAACCAATAGCTTCTTTTACAGTATCCCACAACTGAGACCAAGTTCTAACTTTAGTAGCCGACTGCTCAGCGACTTTGGCCAAACGAAGAATTTCTTTCGCCTGTTCTTCTGTATATCCATTGTTTGTCATTTCTTCTAACGCAGCGTTGTATGCAGAATCGCCAACCTTGTCATAGGATATGGCCATCTGATTAAGTGTCTCAGTTAAGATTTCGGAAGTTATCCAACCTTCTTGAAGCGACTCTCTGAACGATCCATTTGCTGCTATTATTTCATCTACTGCAATTCCATGAGCTCTAGCGGTTCGTTTTAAAGCTTCCTGAAATACTTGACCACCCATACCAGCATTAACAACTGAGTTCCAGTCTTGAAGTTTGAGTGTACCTGACGCTAGTGCCTGAGATAACTGGTACATTGCGGTAGAAGCTTGCTGACTGTTTGAACCAGACAACGCTGCTAAGTTAGCAATACCTTGAATGGCGTTAGCAGAAGTGTCCAAATCAACGCCGGCTGCAGTAAACGTACCAATGTTTCGAGTCATTTCCGTAAAGTTGTAAATAGTTTTATCAGCATAAGTATTTAACTCATCAAGTGTATCATTAACCTTTTGAATATCCTCGTCAGCATTAAAGTCCATGCCAGTATTGGCCATAATAGTCTGAATAGATCCCATCTGAGTTTCATACTCTTTAAAGCCATCCGTAATAGGATCTATTGCAAACTCTTTAACTTTAGAAGCAATACCACCCAAACCACCAGTAAGAAAATTTGTTATCTGTTCTCCTATTTCTAATAAAGCTCCAACAGCAACTGTTTCAAGCATCTGAAACGCTAACGACGCATCCTCAGCACCATCAGATATGGGTGATAGATCAGTCTGTGCTGCTTGGTTGTTAATATCCATAACAGCATCAGACGCCGCATTAGATAATTGTGAAAAATCAACGTCGTCAGCAGCATCGTCTATTGATCCGATACTAGCAGAAGCTTCAGCAGATGCAGTGTCCACTCGTTTTGCTTCCGCCGTTGCTTTATCTCCTATAGACGATAAATTTAATTTGTTAGCAGCATCTTTTAACGTATTAAAACCAGCGGTAGCACCATCTAGTTTCAGCGATTTTTCAAATTGCTGCAACGTTTCCATCGTAGTTTTTATGTTTCGTTCGAATTGTGCATTATCGAACGTCATTCTAACAACACGATTGTCAACCATACTCATAATGAGACCACCGCCTTCCACATATCATCTGACATTTTTGTAAAAATCGGACGCAATGCAGGATTTATGTAATCAATCCCTGCAACATACGAACCCCCTCTTGTACCATGTCCATGCTGTATAATGATTGCTATATTAACGCCATTTACAACATTGTCGTTGGTCCAAGAGACTATTGTTTTGCCATTTTGCTGTTCTATCTCATACGACCAAGAACTAGCAGTTTTTCCACTTCGTTTCGGAGTGGCATTTTCTAGAGCAGCTACCCCAGTTTCGGCTATAGCTTCCAAACCTGCTCGATTGTATACATCTCTCATATTCTGAGCGTTTTGAAGAAATTTCTTAGTTTTATCGAACATTCCTTCATTTTTAAAGCCTATCATATCTCCTCATTTCTACAAAATATAGAACTATGTAAATATATCTCACAGAAATGAGATAAAAAATAAAAAGAGAGATGTTAAACAACTCAACCTCTCGTGTTATACTTTGCACGACGAGCAGCATTGAGTTGTCTATTTTGGTTGTGAATCTCGCTCCTCCCCATTTTCTTCTTATTTGTATTGTTCTCAATTGTACAAATTCGAATTAATGTAAGAAGTCGATTCAAATGCCATTTTTCGTATTCTGGCGGAACGTTATTAGCTATCATCCAGTAATATATTAGCTCACTGGTTATAATTCTTTTGCGAGGAGTCTGTCTGTTATACGACGTTATCGTAGTAGCTGTTCTTGGATCGTGTATATACGCTTTCAAGTCCTCAAAATTTTTCTTTGAAAAACATTTATACAAAAGTGGATCGACATTTTGGGTTATGGTCATACACTTAATGTAATCTAAATATTCCTCTGGAGTCTTCTCATCCTCTGTCAAGAATGGTTTCTTCCATTTTGCTTCCCATTTTGACAAAGAGAGAAGAGAATGCTCCAGAGTCAATAGCCGTGGCTTCACTTGAATGAACTCATTTCGTTCTTCATCATAAAATTCTCCGCCATCGACCATGATCTGAAGCATTCTCGATCACCGCCTACTTGGTTCCATTTGCCGCAGCTTCAATAGAAGCTCCCTGAAGATCAGTAGGGAGAACGCCCCTGGCAAACTTAGCCGCCTTCTCAGCATCGGTTAGAAGCTCCATATAAAGCGACGAATAGGCCTCGCTAAATTCAAACTCATCACGAATCTCCTGAGACTTACGGAAGAGTCGACCATCATCAGACTTCTTTCCGTACGCCTTTAGAATAAGCTCTCGATACTGACGACCAAGTTCCTTAAGATCTCGTTCGTTTTGAAGGCGCTCGATAAACTGACTGTATGCACCATTTGCATCAAACTGCATCTGAGTAAGCTCTGCCTTGTTCAGATGAAAATAGAAGTCCTCCTTGACCTTCTCTCCATCGTACGTCTCATACTCGATAGTCCACTTAATCATCTCAGAGTCCTTTCTAAATAAGATCCAGTGACTTATGAATAACCTTCTTATATGCATCAACATGAAGCTGATTCTTATCAAGATGATAGGTCAGCTCGTAATACATATGATCCGGCCTAGTTGTCGAAATCAAAGCCTTAGCATTCCCAACAATATAACAGAACCACACGACATAAACTTCATCTTCTGTTATAGCTGGAACATCTGAATCCGCAATATTTTCGTTATAAAACGTAATGAATGCCATAAGCATGGATTCAGGATTTGGCTTAACCATTATCGTGCTCATTTTTAACTCCTTATCAGTAGCTAAACTTTAGTAGTTATTAGGATAATATTGAATATCAGTATAATACAAAGCCACGCCATCGTTAGATACGTCTTCAACAACGTATATAGTCCAGTCGTTTAGTGTAAAGAAATGCTTCTCGTATCTATTATCGTCTATAGCGCATAGAATATCTATTGCTCCTGCACTACTTTGCACTGAGAAAGTGCCAGTAAATTCAAGAATCACCTTATCGGTTCTAGTATTGATTATAGTTAGTTTTCTCGGAGTCTTAAATTCGTCTGCTTGTCTGCTGATCTCTGTCGATTTTCGTTCAGCTTCTGTGCATCCGGACAGACAAAACATAACGCTCAAAAAACACAGAAGAACGCCTATAATAAACAAAGAAAATATAACTTTTTCACGTTCGTTATTATTCATGGTATCAACACTCCTGATTCAAAGTATTCATAAAATTGATCATATCAATATGTCGTTTAACAGTTCCTTCGCTAACATTGTGCTTTATTGAAATGGCTTTCTTTGTCATTCCATCAATATAAAACTCTTTGTGCATTTCTCTACTCTCGGGTTCCTCTATATATCTATATCGCCCAAGCTTAGGGAATATATCTCTATGATAGTAAAAATATGCGCCAAGATTCTTTGCTGGTATGTTTAAAATCTTCGCTATTTCTGAAGTCTTCTTTCCCTCACTCCGAAGCTTCAATATTTCATCAATATAGCGCTCTATCATATCGACTCGATTCTTGTAGGTGGGCCCGCAGAGAGTTGAACTCTGATCCACCGGTTATGAGCCGGCTGCACTAACCGTTATGCTACAGGCCCAAATATAAAGCATCTCTACTCGTATAGAAAATTCATAATGCTTTTTTGAATATGCCATCCACATTCTGAACACAGAAGTACCGTAATACAATAAGGATATGAATATGAATTAACTTTTATAGAAAAATTATGAATTCCTCCTTCGCTCCAATCTTTAATTGGCTTTTTACATTTATAACAAATACCTATTGTTTCGGCATTTCCTTTTTCAATATCATCGGGATTTATAGATAGCGCTTTTGCTACACCAAGTTCTGGAGGAATTTTAACATCATCTTCTGAAAGAACACCTTTGTTATTCATTTTCATAAGCTTTCTAAAATATAAATGGTGCGCCCTATGGGGTTCGAACCCATGACCTTGGGATTAAAAGTCCCCTGCTCTACCAACTGAGCTAAAGGCGCAAATTATCTACACACCAATGACTATTTCTCCAGTTCTTAAAAACGTATCAAAGGAATACGCTGGGCATTCGACATTACATCTAGGACATCTCAAGCATGGAATAATACCATTGTAATCAACATATCTCATATTAATTTCGAAATGAACATCAGTGTCACATTTTGGACAATGTGCTTCTACATCCTTATGAATCGCCATAATCAAATTACTTTCTTTTAAACAATATCAATAAATGGTGCCCCCGGTGGGATTCGAACCCACACGTCTTTCGACATCGGATTTTCTTACTACTATAACTTTCGCTACCTGAAAATATCAGTTTGTAGTCCGGACTTTGCCTTCACCCGTTCTGGGTGGCGAGTGTCAAGTCTCTACACCTTCCTTGAAAATATCAAGGCTTGGCTCGGCGTTGCCATTGGGAAAGGGTTCGCCGAATTTACTCGCATTCACTCACAACATTCCTGTTATGGTGCTCAACTAGAGATCCTAATACAGTGCGTCTTTTATAACAAAATAGGCGTTTCCAGAGATCTACCCAATTCAATCTCCATTAGGTTGCTCCTATAGAATCAAGTCCGCTGCGTCTGCCATTCCGCCACGGGGGCAAATATAAACTACTAATAGACCCAACCCCGCTACTAGTCCGAGTTGCACTACACCACCTATCGCAATCCTGCTCTAGAACGATTACGAATGATCAGTGGGAACTCACCCATAATTTTTTAAAAATGCCTAACCCCACCAGAACTCCCTACAACTTTAGGCATCACGACACTTTCGTATCTCCCGTAAAGCATCAGTACATATGCTAGCGGACCACCCCCGCCGCCAGCCCGGTTTGCACTAACACCGAGTAAATCCAAGGCCAATAAGGATGAACTCGGGAAACCACCCAAAATATCTTAATTACTGAGTAGACCCAGTGGATCCGCTAATCGTAAGCAGAGTCTTAACCTCATCAGGAAGCGGCAGACGAGCCTCGGTATTACCAGTTCCATAAAGTATGTCAAGAAAATCATTGAGCTTCTGCTGAGCAGCAGGAGTCGTAAAGTCGCGGCTATCGATCTCCAAGCTAGCAGTAGGATTATGGCCAGTAACGGACACCGGAGTCGTGGTGACTTCCCAACTAAACGTAATAGCCTCAGGCGAATCGTTAATAGTCTCATAACTACGATCGGAAGGTGCAGCACGACCGCCGTATACAAGATGGATCTTATAGCCAAGATCCTGCCCAACAGTATCGTTGCCTACCTTCGTACGGTAACTAAGACCAAAGCCCTTACGAGGCTGCTGACCAATAGTAACACCAGTGGTCAGAGTTGCGGAGCCATCACAAGCCTCCCACTCATCGGGATACGTGAACGCCTCAATAGTAGCACCAAACTCCTCTGCGCCATACAGAGTAAGATAATTAATGTTGTCAGCCCACTGCTTATTAGCATCAGCGCCAGAAGGAGACTGAGAAATAGAAGTAATTCCATTCCATGCCACACCCTTTGGGTATGTACCATCTACATCAACAGGATAGAGAACGGCATGATCAACACCATTCTCATAGAAATGTTTGCCTACCTCATCCCAGGCAATTTTCCAAGTGTTTTCAGGCATGTTATCCTCCTATAAGATTATATAGAATTGAGAGTTACTGTCACTCGATAAGACCAATGGTTGAGATTGTCAGCCGTATAAAATCGTTGAAATGATACATAACAATTATTTCCTGAACCTTGATCCAATAGCATTATTTGCCTATGTATCTCTGATTCCGGATCTCGATCTATTAATGTAACTTCGTATTCAGGCCAACTGAACAGAGCCTTATCATCTGCAAACCAACGCTCGTAGTTAGAGAACGTATATATCACACATGGATACTTAAGTGAAACTGTAGCAGGTGGCTGAAAATATACTTTGTTTACACCAGTTAACGATCGAAGTAACGTGTCTATATAATCACGTTGATTATACGACTCATTCGGTTCCATTGAACACCCCTCCCAACGTCAACGTTATTCGATGTCGTTCCGTGTCCATGGATGCCGAATTAATCTCAAAGCATTGACCAAGCCATCGGATATAACGCATGACTCCAAGATTCATTATAGCAAACGAATCAGCTAATATGCTAATTTCGTTGCTTATAGAAATATCATCGTTAAGGTGTTCGCTCTGATTCCATTGACGAGACTTACGCAGCACATCGCCTTTGTATGGTCGCTCCTCGTATACTTCTTCGTATACACTCGGTCTTGTCTCCTCGATCATGGCGAACCCTATATTACCATAAAATCGAGCCATGCGTTACTCCTTTTTATTTTGACAGTTTATAACTACTCAGTAGTGCCGGTGTTACCAGCAGCCTCCTTGGCCGTCTTGCTATTGGCATACATGCCAGAAACGGTACCGAACGTAAACGGAAGGTCACCGGAAGTCTCGATCGCGATAGCGCTGTAGGGCTTGATCAGAGCGCCGGAGCAACGAGTCTCGATCAGATACTCATACTTGTTGAAGTTGAGATCGAAATCATCGAATAGGTTAACTGCGCCACCCTTATCAGCACCGAGAGAGTAGTCGGCAAGGTTGACAATCAGAGCAAGAAGCTTGCGCTTCTCCTGAGTGGTAACCGTCTGACCGCCACTGGTGGTAGAAACGGAAGCCGTACGAGTGATGCCATCAAAGATAGGCACCTCGACGATCTCCTTAACACGAAGAGCAGCCGCGAGATCAGCCTCGTTGCGATACATACGATGGCCAAGCTGGTCCTTAGCAAGGAGCATACGAGTAATCACGTCGGTGGACGCATAAAGAGTCGGGGTGCCGGAACCCATATAGTTCTTGCGAGCAAGAACGGCATGCTCGATGATGGTATCGGCGATCTCATTAAACGTGGCTGAAGCGCCAATCGTCACATTGTCATGAATGGTGTAAACATCCGAATCGGAGTAAATCGGGCGAATGTGCTCGGGGTTGATATAAGACGGATCGCTAGAAGGACGATCGTCACCAACAAGAGCTGCACGAACGATTTCCTCGTTGAGCATCGTGCGCATCTCGCCCTTCATCCAAGCGACAACGTCAAGATCGGTAATGTCAACAACATCGTCACGATCGATCTTCTGAAGCTTATAGACCGTCTGCGGATTGGTGCTACGAGAAAGCAGAGACAGAACTTCCTCGATCTTCTGGTTACCCTTGACATAACCGCGGGCACGAGCCTCATACTCGGTGATGTTAGCCGCCACCGACTTGATTCGGGCGAACGGAGTCTTACGGAAAGCACCCCAAACCTTGTCAACCCAGGTCATATCGCGGGAAATAAGCTCCGGATTCTGACCAATGAGGCGAGCCTCGGGATAAAGGACCTCGAGATTCTCAATAGAGTGCTCAAGGAACGTGTTCTTAAGAGACCCGGTCGAGCTGTTCTTAGCCTCGTCCATATAGGCCTCAATCTCAGAATGCGAAAGCTCCATGATGTCGTCCTCACCATTAGCGTCGAAAGCATTGAATTTCATGTCATCCTCCTCATAATAATCATCTAAATCGTCGTGCTGAGCAGAACCCTCGGACAGCGCCTGACCGACGAGAAACTCGAGAACAGAACGCTGCTTCTTGTTCATGGAATTAAGAACGTCCTGAACGGTCTCATCATCGTCGTCATCGTCGTCCATATCAGCGTGACCGATCTCCTCGTCATCCTCATCGTCATCATCAGAACCACCGCTAGATAGCGCCTGACCGACAAGGTACTCGAGGACATCTCGCTGTTTGTCATTCATCGTATCCAGAACATCCTGGATCGTCTCCTCGCCATCATTCTTATTAGCCACTTCGTCATCCTCCTCATTGTCTTTATTATCATCACTATGCTGAAGAGCCGAATCTATGTACTCTCCAGTATAAATGATTGCCTCGTCTTCTAGATCCGTAAAACTACCATCACTGTGTGCAATGCTTAACGGATCTATAAGAGCTCCTGGATTAGCGCCGGCAAGAACGAGGCTAACCTCTCGAATCTTTCCGTGCAGAACATCAGAGCCACTTCGCTGCAATTTATTTGCGTAGATGGACAACGCGTTTACATCACCATGCTTAACTAATTCCTTCGCATTTTGACCTGCCGGAGTGTTATTAAGCTTACAGTATGCGTAAACACCATCAGATCGATTCTCTAAATCGGCATGACCCAAAACATTACCAGGATCGTTGTGTATGTGCTGCCAAACCAGAGGAACTCGCGTATGATCATTGTCTTTAAAAGCATCTTTGCGAATAATCAATCCATCGCCGCAACGAAGGTCGTTCTTAGTAGCATAGCCACTAAAGTCATACTTAGGCAATTTTATACACCTTCCTTCCTACTTCTTGGATTGCTTAGTTTTCTTACTCGATTTCGTCTTACTAAGAGGTGTCGATGAAGCTTGACCGAGAATTTCTTTTGCTCTCTTCTCGACTCGAGATTCATACTCAGCAGCCTTGGCGTCTGGATCCTCATATTTAACTCCACGAAGACGAGCGGTTTCTTTACCAACTCGCTT